TGCACTTATCGACCAGTCAATACCTATTGGACACCTGTCAGGCAGCTTACCTAATCAACGGCCACGGACGGCCAGAAACGTAGGGGATCACACAATGAACACACCAGCGATTGAATTTTATCAGGCGAACAAAACCGCTCTTGAGTCGATAGATTGCAGTGAAGCACATGAGTACATCAATTCCAACGCCAACGACTCTGACGATTACATCAGTAAGTGCAACCTGTTGTTGCAAGCGAACCAGCTGTGCAGGGAAACCCTCATCACCATTCTGTCGGCCAACGACAGGCACGGTATTTACTCGGATGAACAGAGTGCAAGGGACGAAATGCCAGCGGCAACCAAGTCTGAATTGCTCTGCTCGGTCATATTCTGCGAGATCGATCCGATAACTTTGCGATAACAAAAACCTATTGATTCTGGAATATTGATAGAAACGATTGTGCAGTAAGTGGTTGCAGTGCAATATGTAATGTGAGATTATAATCACGTAAACGCAGTAAACATAATCAACTAAACAGCCAAACAGGAAAAAAAATGAAACATGAATTCGCAGACTTAATGACAGCCTACGCCGCCGATGCTCAGATTACCGACAAGCCGTTTGATCTGTGGGAGGCCAAGTCCCCCCGAGGCGATTGGTTTAATCTTGCCAGCCACCCATCATGGACGGATACCCACGAGTACCGCAGAAAAACTAACGAACAGATTATCCACGTTCTGCTCTGGCAAGCGCACGAGCAGCTCGAAGAGATCAGTGCAGAAATCTGCGCGTTGAACTTAGATGGTATTCAAGACCTGCTCGCCCAAGTGCGCGAGCTGGTCAAAGGGGACGTGAAATGACCGAACACTGGGTAAAGCTGAAGGGTGACGCTGCAAACAGCGCACTCGTTTGGGAGATTGTTGAGTCCATCACCGAGGTACTGGAGAACATGGGCATCGACGTTGAAGAAAACTGGAACGAAGGCGAGTGCCTGCTGACATTTACTAAAAAGGAGATGTGAAATGAAAACCTATTACGTTGTAATCGAAATTTTGGCGGGTGAGTACGCCAAAGACACAGCATCGCTGGTCACTGCGGACAGCGAGGAAGAGGCCAAGCGCAACGCCCTGCTCGGTGAGTGCCACGATGATGAAGACCTTGAGTGGTCTCACCGAGGCGTATACGACTGCGGGGGCGAGTTTCACTACGCGGTGCATTCCTGCACCCAAGTGCCGGACGAAGACATACCTGTGCTGTCCAAATACATGTGGGGTGTTTGAAATGATCTACTTAACAGCCGACACAATCCACGGGGTGCAGATTAGCGAACCTTTTGCCGATGACTATGACGTGCTGGGTGAGATGGACTTTTACGATGCCCTGCCCTCAGTACAAGACGGCGAGATACTGCACGGGGTTGTCAGTCCCCAGCTCTATGAGGCCGTTGCCCGTGAGTACGGCATAGGCTAGAAGCCCAAGCAGACACTCACCATTGAACGCTGGGTGAAGGGGCTACCCTACTATAGGGAACCCCCTTAAATCGCCCATACGCTGCGCCAATGGCCTTAAACAACGCAATTCTAACCATACACAACCCAACGCACACAAAAAGGAATAATCATGACCGATCTAGACTTAGTAATGACCCCAACCACGTTTCGCATAACGCAAAAACTTTTGAAGGATTTAACTCGCGCCGCGCACCGCCACGAGGTCAGCCGCACACAGTACGTTCAACGGGTGCTATCCGAGGCCGTTGCGCAGGAGCATTCCGGCTACGACATCGCGCTCGACATCGTGCGCGAGATGATCGATGCGCTGCGCCCCGACACGTTGGACGATGGCAGTCCCAATCAAGACCTGATCTTAAAGACAGCCATTGAAACAATTCTGCCGCAGCTGCGAGGTGACGTATGAATCCACGCCTCCTCGAATGTGTGTACGCGGTGTTGACATGTGTGCTGTGCGCGGGTATGTTTGTCCTACTTCTGCTGTGACCCCCAATCCCCCCGCCCTGACCCTCACGGCGCAATAAACATTGCGCCGTACATTGCGCCGTGCATTGCGCCGTAGCAAACTTTTGAAATCATTGAACTTTTTCCCTTCACGGCGCAACGGCTCAATAAATTGCCCAAATCGCTCTATACGAGATATGTGTGTATTTTATCATCTCAATACCAATATATTCAATTTTACACACTACAGCCAATTTCCTATATTTATTGCACCGTTGCACCGAGATAAGATAATAAGTATAAAAAACAATAATTTAAGCACGGCGCAATGTACGGCGCAATGTACGGCGCAATGTTTTAGACCAACATTGCGCCGAGAGTGGCTAAAATGGGGCAAAATTCGGATCGTCATGAAAATCCTTTGCCGCTTTAATCGCCGCCTCGCTTTTTATCAAATCTGGCTTAAACCATAAATAATGATGCTGTCGGGTTTTACTGATCCACACCCTGCGACCCTCCACCTGCTCATACCCCATCTCTAACAGTATCGCGCCCACGGTTCGCGTTTTGGGAAAGTCAACATCATCCACCCGTCCAAGCTCACTCATCCACGTGACATCAATCAGCTCATCGTTGATCACCCAGCAGTCATACCGCTTGATGCACCCCTCGACAACATTGCGCTCAGGCGAGATGGACACATCAACCATCTGATTTTTTGCGCCCGTCTCCGGTGCGCGCCCATGTGCATTAAACTCAGGACTGATCTGCCGATTCTTGAAAAAGTGCGCGATGGCATCCGGTCGCGCAGCGACATCACTAAAAAGCTGATCAAAGTACGCCTGCGCCCCCGCCCTGCCGCCCAGCTCCCGATACAACTGCTCCTCACTCTGAATGCGTGAGAACATCACGCAGTACCGCCTATCGCCCTGCACCAACGGCAAAGCGTCCTTGTGGTTGGTCAGCATAAAGTAGGAGGTGAAATTCGGTACGGTGCGGTGATCGCGCCCCTTCTCTTCAATCTGCACGGTGGGGTTACTGATAAACGGCTTGATCTTGTCCATCACCTCATACTTATTCTGTCCGCTGATGCGCACCTCTTCGATCACCACAACCAGTGACCCAAACGCCCATGAGGTGAACCGTCCGGCCACGGCTGACGGATCAAGATTGATCACAAGCTTGCCCATCAACGCTTGGAGCATGACGGCGAAATAGCTCTTGCCCGTGCCTTGCGCCCCTTGCAGCAGCAACGCCCAGTTCACGCGCAGACCTGCGTTGCAATAAACGAAGGTGAACCAGTCCAGCAGTATCGCCCTCTCACGCTCATCGGCAAGGGTGAACTTTATGTGCGCCAGCAGTCGATTGATCACCTGCTGTCCCACAGCGTCAAGACTCTCGCACGGCTCACACCCCTCGCTCTGATAGAAGTTCAACATCTGCTTGCCCATGTACTCAACAAACAGCCCTGCTCCCGGCCAAAAGATCCGATCAACAAGTGTTGGAATCTGGGCATCGTTCAGCGCATACGCGCTGGCAGGCTTCTCAGCAATGACCACCTCGGGCATCCGGTCGTACTTGGCGCAAAACGCTTCGCGCCTGATCGAGTAATTAAGGGCTGTGTTGGCGAACTCGCTTGGCACTTCTAAATAGACCCAGTCGCGCAGCCACGCAGGTTTATCCTCATCGGCAATCTGCGTACCGCGCCCGCTCTTCGGGGGACTGATCGCGTCCGCAATGGCCGTGCGCGTGATGCCCTGCGCCTTGCCATAGCTATCGTGAACGCCCTTGGCGATGCGCTGACGCTGGTCTTTACCCAGCACCCCCAGCGGTACTTTACGAAGCTCGCTCTTTAGATTCTCGTACTCATCAAAGCTGGTCACCGCCGCGCCCCTTGCCGCCCAGTCATCGGCCACGGCACTGGCGATCACCGCCCTGCCCCCAGCCCGACCAATCACGTAGTCAAAGCGCACCCGCTTGCCGGTGTACCCGCGCTTGTTAAAAGTCTTCCACTTCTCGCGGCACTCGGCCTCATTAAAGTGGGTAGACCCCCGAGACCATTCGATCCACAGCTTCAACGCTTCGGGGTCACCTCGCGTCTGGTGATGCAGTGCCATGCCCACCTTAAGCCACGGTGCGTAATGCTCCAAGTCCTCAGCTGGCAGAGCGGCCACGTACAGTCGCAGGTCGGTGAGTGACAGATCATCAAGCGGCTGCGCGTTGATCATTGACTCCAGATCACTCAAGCCCTCTCCCTCAACGCTGAGCAGACCTGCGTTGATGGTCTCAATGGCCGAGATGGGTAGTGTTGGGAAGGTGTCCATCAGCAGGGCGGCGGGCATACCCCAACGCGTAAGGTCGGTGTACCCATCGCCCGTGCAGATCCACCCTTTACCTGCGCAGCGGGTGTCAAAGCCCTCGATGCCAAGCAGCGAGTCGCCCTGAGCCACGAAGCTGCCCTCGGGCAGGGCGAAGGCGTAGTGTTCCCCGCCGCTGACGGTGCGCTGCACCTTAGCACCCTCCCAGTCCAGCTCAACGCCGAGGGCGGCGTCAACGCCAGCGCGGGTCACGCCCTTGTAGATGTCCAGATCAATGACAACGATGCCCTGCGGGATGACGACACCCACGTTCGCGCTGTGCTTGAGAACGTGCGGCTCGGCGGCGTAGGTGCGCCAGTCCTCACCCTTGGGGACAGCGGGAGCCTTGCGCCACTTCTGTTTGTCGCTGTCGAAGTACTTACGTGCGGGGAACACATGGTAGTCATAGGCCATCATCAGTGGCTCCTTCGGTTTCGATTTTAGTTTTGGGGTCGGTTTCTGGTTTTATGATCGTGTACTCTAACATGTCTGCCGCACGCAGCAGGCCGCCCGTGATCGCCTCGATCTGCACCGCTCTGGCTGGGGGCAGGCGACCATCGCGCAGCCACTGACTGACGGCGGGTTGGCTAACGCCGAGCAGGCGGGCGGTGGCGGCGACCCCGCCCAGTTGCGTAATAACAGTGTGAATCATGGATAAATCTCCGGTGGGTGCTTGCCAAGGGCATAAGCATAGCTTAACATCGGTTCCACACACAAACTAAAAAGGAAACAAAAATGCTAGAACAAAAAATCAACGACCTGACCGCTGCGGTCGATCATCTCAACGAAACGATCCAGACGCTGATCAGCTCTCTGGGTGTCAAGCCCAGCACCGCTGAGCCGGTGGAGCCCGAGCCAGCCCCAGCCCCGAAAAGCCCTAAGCCGCTCAAGACGCCCAAGGAAGAGCCTGTGCCTGCACCGCCGACCCCACAGGTGACGCTGACGCATGAAGAGGTGCAGGATCTGTGTTTAGAGCTGATCCGCTTTGACCGATCACTGAAACCGGACATCCAAACATGCATCGCCAGTTTCGGTAACGCGCAGAAACTTCAAGACATCCCATTGGCTGACCTGCCTGCGCTCCAAGCCAAACTGCTGAAGCTCAAGGATCAACGATGAGTACGGCGCACGCTAAACTAGGGGCGAGTGGCTCGCACCGCTGGACGGCCTGTCCGGGCAGCGTAAAGGCCGAGGAGGGCATTGAAGAGAAGCGCAGTGCCTTCGCTGACGAGGGTACTGCTGCGCACGAGCTGGCTGATCTGGTGCTGACCAAGGGTGGTGACTGCCAGCAGTGGGTGGGCAAGAGCCTGATCGATAACAACGCCGTGAGTGTTGATCAGGAGATGGCCGACTACGTGCAAGTCTACGTGGACTACGTCAAGTCGATCAACGGCTCGCACGAGTACGAGCAGCGGGTGGACTTCTCGGACTGGGTGCCAGAAGGGTTCGGCACAGCTGACGCACTGGTGGTGCAAGGCACTACGCTGTACGTCATTGATCTGAAGTACGGTAAGGGTGTGCCGGTCTCAGCGGTTGAGAACACGCAGGGTATTCTCTATGCGCTGGGCGCACTGGCCGACTACGAGGTCATCCACGACATCCAGAGAGTGGTCATTGTCATCGCCCAGCCGCGCATGGACAGCATCAGCGAGTGGTCGATCAGTAAAGAAGAGTTGCTGCGCTGGGGCGAGTGGTTGAGCGAACGCGCCAAGGAGGCGCTCGCTGATGACGCGCCCCGCGTTGCAGGGGAGAAGCAGTGTCGGTTCTGCCGCGCCAAGCCCACCTGCGCACAGCTGCTGCGCGTGACGCACGAGGTTATCGCCACTGACTTTGACAACCTTGCCCAGATGGCTAACCCTGACACGTTGACAACGCGCCAGCTGAAAAAAGCCCTCGACAATAAGGCACTGATCGTCTCATGGTTCGACGCGGTGGAGCAGCACGCGTTCGAGCTACTAGAGAGCGGGAAGAGTTTTCCCGGTTACAAACTGGTCGCCGGACGCAGCCTGCGCCAGTGGGCGGACGAGGCCAGTGCCGAGCAGGCGTTGGTGGAGCTGCTGGCTGATGAGGCGTACGAGAAGAAGCTGCTCTCGGTTGCCAAGGCCGAGAAGGTGCTGGGTAAGAGCCGAGCAGGGGCGGTTGCGCAGCTGATCGTTAAGCCCCAAGGCAAGCCGGTGATCGTGCCGCAGGATGACAAGCGTCCTCCACTGGGCGCAGAGGTGGGGGACTTCGACTGTTTTGAAAAAACCACTTGAACCTTGTGAAGAGATAAGCAATACTTAACTGTCGAAAGGCAAAAACCAAACCGTAAATCAAACCGCAAAAAGGAAAACAAAATGTCTAAGATTAAAATGCAAGGTGTGCGTCTGTCGTTCCCCAGCCTCTTCAACACCAGCAAGTTCGGCGGTGCTGACACTGGCAAGTACGAAGCGACCTTCATCCTCGATAAGAAAACCCACAAGGCTGTTATTGCCGACATCATCAAAGTGATCGATGCCCTGTCCAAAGAGGAGCTGAAGTCGAAGGTTCCCTCAGACAAGCTGTGTCTGAAAGATGGTGACGAGATGGGGCGCGATGAGTATCAGGGAATGTACACTCTTAAGGCCAGCACTAAGAAGCGTCCGCTGGTGATCGGCCGTGACCAGTCGCCCATCACCGAGAGCGATAACGCGGTGTACGCAGGGTGCTACGTGAACGCTATTGTCACGATCTGGGCGCAGAACAACCAGTTCGGCAAGCGCATCAACGCGCAGCTGGACGGTGTGCAGTTTAACCGTAACGGCGAACCGTTCGGTGATGGCGCGGTCACCGTGAACGAGTTTGATGCGTTCGCTGACGAAGATGAAGGGTTCAAGTTCTAAGATCGGATGTGCAAACTTAAAGCCGCCTACGGGCGGCTTTTTTATCGAGGCTACTCCTCATGCTTGTGATCGACACCGAAGTCTATAAAGACTATTTTCTGCTATGCGCGAAACAGCTCAGTGACGGCAAGGTGCGTTACTTTGAGCTGTGCGCTGATGTCGCGCTAGACCGTAAGGCTATTGCATCGATGATGCGCAGCCAGACAACCATCAGCTTCAACGGCCTGAACTACGACCTACCAATCATTACCGCAGCGGTGCTGGGCTGGGACAACCAATCCCTCAAACGCCTGTCCGACAAGATAATCAAGAGCGGCTACCCCAGCTGGAAGGTGTGCAGGGACGAAGGTATTGCAATACCCGAGGCGTGGGATCACATCGATTTGATGGACGTCTCCCCCGGCAGGGTAAGCCTGAAGATCTACGGTGGCCGCATGCATGCGCCTAAGCTTCAAGACCTGCCCATCGCCCCCGAGGACAGCATCGGGGTATCACTCAGATCAATAATGCGCGAGTACTGCATCAACGACCTTGATACCACTGAGCAGCTCTACCGCACCCTTGAGAAGGCGATTGCGCTGCGCGCCGAGATGTCGCAGCAGTACGGGATGGATCTGCGCAGTAAGTCGGACGCGCAGATTGCTGAGACGGTGATCAAGTCGGAGCTGACTAACATGACCGGCAAGGAGTACCAAGCCCCACACTTGCCGGAGAACTACACCTTCCGTTACCTTGACCCCAACATCGTCACGTTCAAAACACCGCAGCTGAAAAAGGTGTTCAAGGCCGTCCTGTCTGAGCTTTTCTGCATGGGTGCAAGCGGCTCGGTGGTGATGCCTGCGTGGCTGCGTAATACCAAAATTGAGATAGGCGGTGCGTCCTACCAGATGGGCATCGGGGGTCTGCATTCGTGCGAGTCGGCGCAGTTCATACGCTGCGCCGAGGACGAGATGCTCTGTGACTGGGACGTTGCCAGCTACTACCCCAACATCATACTGCAACAGCGTCTTGCCCCTAAGTCGCTGGGCGCGCCGTTCCTGAAGGTGTACCAGTCCATTGTTGAGCGCAGACTTGCGGCGAAGAAGCGCGGCGACAAGGTGGTGGCCGACACGCTGAAGATTGCGGTCAACGGCAGCTTCGGCAAGCTGGGTAGCAAGTACAGTGCGCTCTACGCCCCAGACCTGTTGATCCAGACAACCCTGACGGGGCAGCTGGCACTGCTGATGCTGATTGAGCGGTTGGAGGCGGTGGGTGTTCGGGTGGTCAGTGCTAACACAGACGGCATCGTCATCCACCACAAAAAGCACCAGTCGGACACGGTGCAGCAGATCATGTGGGACTGGATGCTCGACACGAGCTACCCACTTGAATGCACCAACTACGCGGCGATCGCCAGCAGGGACGTGAACAACTACATTGCGGTTAAGCACGATGGCACCACCAAGGGGAAGGGCTGCTTCGCCTCGGGTGGGCTGCAGAAGAACCCAGACCAAGTGATTGTCTACGAGGCGGTGGCCGCGTACATCGCCACGGGTGAGTCGATCGAGAAGACGATAACGCAGTGTGGGGACATAACGAAGTTCTGCACCGTGCGTCAGGTTAAGGGCGGTGCCAAGTGGCGCGGCGAGCTGCTCGGCAAGGCGGTGAGGTTCTACCTGTCAACCTCGGTTGCCTCAGACGAGTGTATTCATTACAACATCAACAACAACCGTGTGCCCAAGTCGGCGGGGGCTAGACCGCTGATGCAGCTGCCGGACACCTTCCCAGACGATGTGTGTTATCGATCGTACCTTGCGGCGGCTGAGAAACTACTGTGTGAAGTGGGGTATCGCGATGCTTGAGCGTGACATAGAGAAGGCGTTGGTTAAACGCATTGAGCTGTTAGGGGGCACCTGTGAGAAGTTCACCAGCCCCGCCAAACGCTCGGTGCCCGACCGGCTGGTGACGCTGCCGGGTAACCGCGTTGAGTTTGTTGAGTGTAAAAGACCGGGTCAAGTACCCACAGAGAAACAACACCGTGACCACGCCAGACGGCGCGCCTTGGGCTGCACCGTCTGGGTCATTGACTCACTAGAGGGCATCGACCTTGTTTACCCAATCTGATCTGCATGAGTACCAAAACAAAGCGATCGCTTTCATAAAGAATAAAAAACGCTGCATGTTGCTGCTTGATATGGGTTTGGGTAAGACGACCAGTGCCCTGAGCGCGGCGAGCGACCTGCTTGACGGTTTTGTGGTCAAGCGGGTGCTGGTGATTGCCCCGCTGCGTGTGGCAAACAGCGTCTGGCAGCAGGAGTGTGAGAAGTGGGAGCACCTTCGCCACCTGAAGGTGAGTGTGTGTACAGGGGAGCAGCGAAAGCGCATCAGTGCGCTGCAGCGAACCGCTGACGTGTACACCATCAACCGTGAGAACGTACCGTGGCTGGTCAAGCACTACGCCCGCGCATGGCCGTTCGATGCGGTGGTGGTCGATGAATCGAGCAGCTTTAAGAGCAGCAGCGCGCAGCGTTGGAAGGCTCTGAAAAAGATCCTGCCCGACACCGATTACATGGTGCTGCTCACCGGCACACCCTCCCCAAACGGCCTGCTCGACCTGTGGTCACAAATGTACCTTGTGGACTTCGGGGTGCGCTTGGGGCGCACGTTAACCGGCTACAAGCAGCGGTTTTTTGAGCCTGACTACATGGGGTACAGGTGGACTATTAAAGAGGGCGCAGCCGAGCAGATTCACGATCTGATTGCTGATGTGTGTATCAGCATGTCGGCTGACGACTACCTTGAGCTGCCGCTGCGGATAGATTTGATAGAATGGGTTGCGCTGCCCGAATCTATCAAGGCGAAGTACGACAGCTTCGAGAAGCAGCTGCTTGCAACGCTACCAAGCGGTGAGGAGGTTGAGGCGGTCAACGCTGCGGTGCTGGCGAACAAGCTGCTGCAGTGGTGCAACGGCGCAACGTACACCGACGCCCTTGGGAACTGGACGCAGATTCACAACGCTAAACTTGAGGCGCTCAAGGAGCTTGTCGAGAACAACGATGAGCCGATGCTGGTTGCCTACAACTACCGCACCGACTTCATGCGCATCGTGGCGATGTTCCCAGACGCGGTGACGTTGGACAAAGACCCAGAGACGATCAACCGCTGGAACCGGGGCGAGATTAAGATGCTGCTCGCCCACCCGGCCAGTGCCGGCCACGGCTTGAACCTGCAGGCGGGTGGCTCGCTGTGCGTGTGGTTCGGACTGGTGTGGTCGTTGGAGCTGTACCAGCAGTTTAACGCCCGTCTGCACCGGCAGGGGCAAACCAAGCCGGTGAGGGTAGTGCACATCGTTGCCCAAGGCTGCATTGATGAGCGGGTGCTGCAGGTGCTGGCGAGCAAAGATGCGAGCCAACGTGACCTCTTAAGGGCTTTGAAAGCGTGAGCAACGCTTGTGATTTCGGGCTCTGGAGCATATTATATTTATTGTTATATTAATTGGGTTGAATTATGGACACACCAACAAAGCGGATGGCGAAGCTGTTTAACAAGTCGCCGCTAAGAAAAACCAAGCTTCAAGACAGTGCTCTTCAAAAAAGACTTAGCGCACAAGTCGAGCCGTTGTCTGAGCAAAAACGCGTTGTGAGTCCGCAGCACTGGCGGTTCATACACGCGTTGGTTGATGGAGAAGGCACCTACTCTTTGCGCAAGGCAGCCGTTGCTGCGGGGTACGATGAGAAAGACGCTAATGCCGTTGCCTTTGCGTTGACTGACCCCAAGAAGAACCCCCACATCGTTGCTGCGATTCAGCAGTACCGTAATGAGATTGCGGAACGCTACGGGACAACGATTGAGCGGCACATGCGAGACCTGCAGATCATCCGCGACAAGGCGATTGAGGCTCGCAACTACTCTGCTGCAGTGCAGGCCGAGTACCGCAGGGGTCAGGCACTGGGGACGATCTACGTGGATCGCAAAGAGATCCGCCACGGCACCATCGACTCGATGAGTGTGGAGGAGGTGAAGAAGAAGCTGGAGGAGATCAAGATGCTCTACGGCGACCCATCATCCATCATTGACGTCACACCCATCGCCGAAGATCTTGTTGGTGAGGAGGCTTGGCGTGAGGACTATCACGAGAGTGATGAGTTGGATGATGAAGAGGGCACGCAGGACGCAGAGGCCGAGCCGCTACCCGAGCCAACACCGGAGCCTGTGAAAGCGAAATCGATCATCGATGTGATGCGTGAGGCGCAGGTAGACAAACTAGCAATGACGAGTAAATCAAAATGGAAAAAATCGTAAGCGACGAGGTTGTAAAAAAGCCCAGACGCAAAAGGGTGCGCAGCCGGATACGCAAAGTCCCAAGGGTTCGGGGCGCACGGGCTACGTCTAAGATAAAGAAGAACTACACCGCCATCGCGGCGCGGCCTGAGCATTACTACATGCTGCGTGAGCTGGCGGAGTTTTACAACACGCCGCTGGTTCGCATTACAGGCGCAATCATCGTCAACGAATATTGTCGTTTGTTGGCGAAGACCGACCCGGTTAAAGCCTCGGAAATTCGGCAGGTCTACAAAAATGACAAAACACAAGTTGCATATGTCGTTGACCTAGACGACTGACGTTACCTACCCGCCGTTGCCCAAGGAAGAGGGCGTACACCGCAACAATAAATGTATAATAATAGTTTGACAGTGAATATAAAACTATTATACTGAGGCTTCAGTAAACATTAATGGTTGGGTGTGAAATGAAAACAATAGTTGGTCTAGCAGCACTTCTGCTTATTTTTACCCTTGTGGGAAACACCGATTACGATCAGCAGCTGCTCGAAGAAGAGCACTACTGCGAGATGGTGACGTTGTTTGCCGACTCGCAGGGTGCGTTCGGCTGGCCTGCTTATCGAGAGGATATTACCTGTGG